CTCTTAATCTAGGCCGTGTCCGTCCTGTTTGGAAAGGTGACTGGACATCAACGGCAACTTATTTGGCATTCGACTTCGTTAGGTACACGGACGGAAATGTGTATCTAGCCGTCCAAGACGTACCAGCAAATTACATCCCGAGCTCCCAGACAAGTTACTGGGTTTTGTTCGGCGCGAAAGGCGGAAAAGGCGATACAGGTAGCGCGGGCAGTGTGGGCGCCACGGGAAGTCAAGGGCCCCGAGGTGTGACGTTTACACCCGCCGTTAGCGCAGATGGTGACTTGTCTTGGACTAATGACGGAAGCCTTAGCAACCCAGGCACAGTTAATATCCGCGGCCCCCGCGGTTTGCAAGGTGTAGCGGGCAGTCAAGGGCCAGCGGGGCCCACGGGGCCAGCGGGAACAACGAACTACAACAACCTGACTAATAAACCTGTTTCGGACACGTCGTTAAAACTTGCTGGCGGGTTTGCTGATGCAAAGGCGACTGGTGAGGCTTTAGATAAACGTGTTGGAGTAGCCAGTCAATCCTTCTCTGACAATGAGAAAGAAATCGCACGTGCAAATATCGGATGGGCCTCGGGCTTTGCCGCTTCGATTTCTGCCTGGGTCACAGCCTCATTTGTCGCCGCCGTGGACGCCTACCTCGTACCGATTCTCAAACAGCTCTGCTTAGATAACGGCGCCACTCAGGCCGAGATCGACGCGCTCGAAGCTGAAGAAACAAGCGAATCTGATTCATAAGGAGCAGTATGACTACATTATCTGAAATCAAGGACGATTACCTATCAAAGGCGCTGTCCCGCCCGGTGAAAGCTTATGGCGTGAAGATGGGCAACGGCAGAATCACGTCCTTGTCGGATGTTCAAGGGTTCCATGTCGAGCCTTGCTCAATCGAGCTTATCGCACTGGTGGATAAGAAGTACCTGAAGGGGAACACGATTCAAGAGGAAATCCCGATTGAACCGCTCAACCGCCCTGAGGGTTTCCAGTATGGCTATGACCTCTACACCTTCACAACGCCTGACCTGAAAGCTGACAACCTGAAGGTAGAAGTGTTGGAAAAACCGTTGATCGGCAAAGCCAAAGTCAAGTTCAAAGCGGGTCAGCAGTTTGCGGTCAAATCTCAGTTGATTACGGACGAGCTTTATCAGAGCTCTGATGGGAAATATTACACACAGGCAGACCTTCCGGAAAACTCAGATGAATTTTGTAAAGAGCGCTACAGCAACGAGATCAAAGCGGAAAGAAACGCTCGTATCAGCGATACAGACGACTATGTGAAGTTGCCTGACATCACCGTGGCACGGTCAGCAGGAGCCAAACGTTCTGCCCTTGAGGACGCCGACAGAACGGCCCTTGAGACCTATCGCCAAGCCTTGAGAAACTTGCCCGAGGCGCAGGGTTTCCCGTTCGTGCCGTGGCCTGAGTTTCCTGCCGCTCTCGCTTACGAGCTACAGCAGAAAGTCGATGCAAGACAAAACATGAGACAAGGAGGTTTCAATGCTTAAACAGTTGATTCAGTTGCTTGTAAATCAGCTCGTGCCTAAACGTGCTGTAAGTGGGGGGGGGTAGTAAGCTAATCTATGGCAAGGAGGCCGAGCAGTTTGGGTTACCCGTGTGGCCTTCTCCGACTGTAATAAACCTTCCGGACGAGCCTGAAAAATCTCCTACTTACGTTGCGACAACACCATGTTTGGTTTGCCTATATGTGGAAAATACGGTTGGTTCTGTAGATCATATCGGTTTAAGCGCAGGTGGTAATTTTATTACGCTGATTAGGAGATCGGCTTTTAATGGTGCGGTTTATATCTATGCAAAAAAGGGAGATACGGTCATCGCCTCTTATAAAGGTACAACTGCACAGCTAAGAATCTACCCATTAGTTTTACCAACCTAAAGCCTGAGCATTTTGGCTCGGGCGAGGAGTCAAAATGCTAATCAAAAAGCTTATTCAGCGGCTACTCGATAGCCGAACGACACCGAGTGAGGCTGTTGTTGCCAACAGAGCGAATAATACCGGCACAAACATAGCCCCGTTAAACACTGTCACATCAAGTGGCGGATGGACGACGATCCTATCCGCATGGGCCGCGCCTAATGACGGTTACATAAAGATTTTTGGCAACATAGTCAAACTAGACGCCTCTGTAACAGGAGGGTCATTTGCAATAATTGGTACAGCTCTTCACGGGTCTTTTTCAGGCCCAGCCATAGGTTCTTCTCTACGAGGTTTTCTACCATTGAGAAAAGGAGAATCGGTGACCATTATGGCGGTTAATGCTAGAGACATAGTTGTAACCTTCTACAGTAAAATCGTGGGGGGGGGCATAATCACTTTATTTGGAGGGCTCTGTCATGCTTAAGGCCCTCGTTCAATTATTTGCCGAGAAGTTTTTGCAAAGCAAAAAATCTTGGGTTTCAGAACAATCAGCTCCTATTATCCATCAGGGCATTAATATTCCTTGCACAAGCACCACGGATTTCTTTACCTACACCGCACCGTGCAACGGCTGGGCGACTTCTCGGTGCAATTCAACTACAGTCTCAGCTCTTG